AAATATAGACGGTTTGAGAAGTGACCACTGGGAGGTTTGAGACCTCCCTTTTTCATCTACAATAGCCATAGTTCAAACAAAGCAAATGGGTCTGTCCAAAGAAAGCATCATTGAGTGTCTCCGCGAATCTTACGGTGAGTCTGTGACTTCCGCCGAGATCAAGGCATTCTGTCAGATGAATGATTTCAACTATCAGACTATCACTAACAAACTGACTGATTACAAAGTCAGTCGTGGCAAGTGGAACCTAGAAGTCACTCCCGAAAAAGTTGAAGAAATCGAACGCACATATGTAGCCCCTGCAGCAATGCCTGCTATCGAACAAAACCTTATCCCTCGTAAAGATGAAACTTTCGTTAAATTCGGACCATTTGGTGATCTTAAAAAGATTATACAAAGTAAGCTTTTCTATCCTGCTTTTATTACTGGTCTCTCTGGAAATGGCAAAACATTTTCAGTGGAGCAAGCCTGTGCTCAACTGGGTAGAGAACTTATTCGTGTAAACATTACCATTGAAACAGATGAAGATGATCTTATTGGCGGTTTCCGTCTTGTTAATGGCGAAACCGTCTGGCACAATGGCCCAGTCATTGAGGCCCTCCAGCGAGGAGCTGTTCTGCTCCTTGACGAGATCGACCTCGCAAGTAACAAAATTCTCTGTCTCCAGTCAATTCTTGAAGGCAATGGGGTTTTCCTTAAAAAGATTGGAAAGTTTATCCACCCAAGCGCCGGATTCAACGTCATCGCCACCGCAAATACTAAAGGTAAAGGTTCAGATGATGGACGATTCATTGGAACTAACGTGCTCAACGAAGCGTTCCTTGAGCGATTCCCAGTAACCTTTGAGCAAGAGTATCCTACTGTTGCCACTGAGACTAAGATCTTGAACAAACTGTGTTCCGATGCTGAGTTCTGCAAGCGTCTTGCTGATTGGGCAGACATCATCCGTAAGACCTTCTATGATGGTGGTATTGAGGAGATTGTAAGCACCCGTCGTCTGGTTCACATCGTGAGAGCATATAGAATCTTCAACGATAAGGCCAAAGCAATTCAGGTCTGCATCAATCGTTTCGATGATGAAACCAAGCAAGCATTCTTGGAACTGTATGACAAAGTTGATGTTGATTTTGTGATGCCTTCCGAAGATTCCGTTGACACATACAGTGCTATTTGATATAATATGGTGAACTCTTGGTCTCTACTATTTGATGAATTGAACATGACTGATGATGAATTAAAATTTAATACGGAGTCTGGTGCGCTAAATCTTGGTTACCAGATTCCTGGTGGTTCAGGAGATGATCACATCTCTTTTGACCATATTAGTAAACTTGACCTAACAGTGGAAAAAACCAGTAATTACAAATATAGTGAGGATGTAATCCTCAAAGAACTAAAAGATTATATTATTAGAACTTATAATCAGCATTATTCTGCTGGCGACGATAAAATTCAGACGCTTGATCTGATTGAAGCTTGTGGTGATGGTGAAGCATTCTGCCGATCCAACATCCTTAAGTATGCCTCTCGGTATGATAAGAAGGGCACTGCCCGTCGTGACATTATGAAGATCTTGCACTATGCTGTTCTTCTAATGCATTTCAATGACAAGAATGCAAAACGTGAAACCTACAATCAATGAAATTGAACGAAACAACCATGAAACTGTCTGTACAGACTTTGGCTCTCCTGAAAAACTTCAGTGGTATTAATCAGTCTATTCTCTTTAAAAAGGGTAGATCTCTTCGTACCATTAGTGTCATGAAGAACATTCTCGCTGAAGTAACTATCAATGAAGAGATCCCTCAAGATTTTGGTATTTACGATCTGAATCAATTTCTCAATGGTCTGTCACTTCACCAGAGTCCTGATCTAGACTTTACAAATGATGGTTATGTTGTAATCAAAGAAGGTCGTTCTCGATCAAAGTATTTCTTTGCTGATCCAAACGTAATTGTCACTCCTCCTGATAAAGATATCTCTCTTCCTAGTGAGGATGTCTGCTTTGAACTTAATACTCAGCAACTGGACAAACTCCTGAAGGCAGCTGCCGTCTATCAACTTCCTGATCTTTCTGCTGTTGGTGAGAATGGTGTTGTGAAGCTGGTGGTTCGTGACAAGAAGAACGATACCTCTAACGAGTTCTGTGAAATTGTTGGTGAAACTACTTCTGAATTCAGTTTCAATTTTAAAGTTGAGAACATCAAGATTCTCCCTGGAACTTATGAGGTAGTTGTTTCACAAAAACTTCTTTCTAGATTTACTAGTCGTGACTATGATTTGAAGTATTATATTGCACTTGAACCAGACTCTACATATTCCTCTTGATGAAACATATTCTTTTCACTCTGAAAGAATGTTCTGTTGAATTGTTGGATGATCAGGAGTTTATTAGAAAACTCTTGTATCGCACAACCAAGGAGTGTAAAGCAACTTTATTACACCTTGCTGTTCACAAATTTGATCCTCAAGGTGTAACCGGATTTGCTTTGCTTGCTGAGTCACATATCAGCATCCACACCTGGCCTGAGAAGGGTATGGCAGTGTGTGACGTGTTTACATGTGGGGATACCGCTATGCCCGATGTTGGTGTAGAATATATGAAAGAGCAATTGAAGGCAACCGATATTGTCTCTCATGAATTTGAAAGACCTTTAGAATGAACATCTTTGTTACTGACCCTGATCCCCGAAAGTCTGCACGAGTTCTTCCTGATAAGCATATTGTCAAGATGCCTCTAGAAACTTGTCAGATGCTTGCTATTGTATGCTCTGATAAATGGGGTCACGGATTTGGCACTCTTCCCAAGGCAGACGGTTCTCCTTATGCCACTGAGAAAGGTGCTTTTCGTCATCATCCATGCACAGTATGGGCAAACTCCTTTGTGATGAATTGGCAATGGTTACTTTCCCATGGCCTTGCTCTCTGTGCTGAGTATGAGGAGAGATATGACAAGGTTCATACCTGCTACCGGACTTTGCTAGCAGCGAAAGAAATCCTCCCTACAGGAGATCCTACAGGGCGTAGCGGAAAGAACCCAACACCATTTGTTTTTGCTGGACCTGATGAATTCAAGTATGATACTGTTGACATCTACAGCAAATACAAAAAATATATTGCATCTAAACCATGGGTATGTGACAATTACCTTCGCATCCCAGATCGTAAACCTGATTGGGTATGATGAAGACTACTTTGACAGTTGATGAAAATGGGACTCTAACCTTCCCCAATGAACTTCTAGAAAAAACTGGATGGAAAGAGGGGGATGTGTTAGAATGGATTCCTAATGATGATGGTTCGTTTACTTTGGTGAAAAAAGAACATGCGTGATGAATTTCTCTGGGTTGAAAAGTATCGACCCAAAACAATTGAAGATTGTATTTTACCAACAAATATTAAGAAGACCTTCCAAGACTTCCTAGATAAAGGTGAAGTACCTAACTTACTTCTGGCTGGGCCTGCTGGATGTGGTAAAACCACTGTTGCTAAAGCACTGTGTAATGAACTTGGAGTAGATGTTTATGTCATCAACGGATCCGATGAAGGGAGATTCCTCGATACCGTCAGAAATACTGCGAAGAATTTCGCTTCGACCGTCTCGCTTCAAGCAACTGGCAAACACAAAGTCATCATTATTGATGAAGCAGATAACACAACGAACGACGTACAACTCCTCCTACGGGCGTTTATTGAGGAATTTAGTGGCAACTGCAGATTCATCTTCACCTGTAACTTCAAAAATCGCTTGGTCGAGCCACTCCACTCCCGCTGCGCGTGTATTGACTTTTCCACCAATTCCAAAAACAAACCCCAACTCGCAGCAAAGTTCTTCCAAAGGATCCAAGAAATCTTGGCTACAGAAGGTGTTGAATATGATAACAAGGTCCTGGTAGAACTGATTAATAAACATTTCCCAGATTGGCGTCGTGTTCTTAATGAGTGTCAACGTTATGCTGCTAGTGGTAAGATTGACTCTGGTATTCTTGCACATTTCTCGGATGTAAAAGTAAATGACTTGGTTAAGAAACTTAAGGAAAAAGATTTTCCCGAAGTACGTAAATGGGTTGTCAATAATCTGGACA